AAGAAAGGTGTGACTAACGCAACAAATTGAGAGCGAGTAAATTCATCATTAAATTCAAACAATGAATATTTAGATGCTTGTGCGATAGTTTTTTCTAATACGATAAACAATCTACGAACATTAATTCTGTCAAAAGCAGAAGGCTTTGTTGTAAAAGTTTTGTCACCAAACAGTACTGTGCCTTGTCCAGGGAAAGTTCCAACTGGATTAATACCTAAAGAATAAATTGTATCTCTTTGTGCTTTTGTAGGATTCCATGCCAACTTAACAACATTCTTTAGTGCGCCACGATTAAAACCAGCAGGTGAAAACCATGGATCTCTAACACTATCTGTATTGACACAGAGACCGGCAATGTCACCATTTAATGGAATCCAACGATAAACATTGTTGTATTTGTCAAACATGTATTTCCAACCACAATCAGCAACAACATATGTAGATGCTGTTATGCCTGATGCCCATGTTGCCAATTTAGTTGTTTCATTTCCTGCTTGATTGATAACATTAGAAGAAGGTGGAGAAATGAATGTGATACAATCTTTTCTACTTTCTGCAATATCCCTAACATATCCTTGTAAAGTTGTATTTGCATCGCCAGTGATAATTAATGAAACATCTACTTCATCGGCATTTTTATATAAGTCATATGATGTTTGTAAGTTAGAAGTGCTTGGCATATCATCGGCACCACCAGACAATTGAACTGTGGTTCCTGTTCCAATAGTTGTAAATGTAGTGCCATTTGCTAATGGTGTTCCCCATGTGGCATTAGTTGTTGCATAACTTATTGGATCCATTGCATAGATATACTTAGAATTATTAAAAATATAATTCTTGTAATAGTTTGAATTGCCTAATGGGTCTTTTGCGTCACTTGCTTTTGACAAATAAGGGAATACTTCTAAGACTTGATTTTTAACACCAGTAAACAATCCATTGGTATCTAAAACAATAACGTGCAATTCATCATTAGCTGCGCCGGCTGAACTTGCTTGTGCTGAAGTTCCTGGTGCACCTGCAAAATACGAAGAAACATTAATGCTATTGACCTGCCAACCAGTAAAATTGGCTGTTGGGCATGAATCTAGTACACCAACAGTTAATGAATTGCCTAGTGCGCCAGAATAACGTGCAACGAATGGACCTGCGACGTTTGCATTATTTCCAGAAAGATAAGAATACTGAAAATCATCCTCATTCTTTATTTGTATTGTAGATGATGTATTGGCATCAGCATTAAACGAATTTGCTCCAACAGTTCGCACTACTCTTAAATTATTTCCGTATGCCAAGAAACTGGCAGCTGTATAATAAGAAATATATGTATTGGAATCAGGTTTCGTGAATATGGAAAATAATTGTGATTCCGAACTGCTTTGAATTCTTTTATTCGCTGGTCCCCAATTGAATGCTCCAGCAAAAGCACCGGCAGTAGTAAGTACTGAAGGAATGACTGTTGTCAAATCAACTTCTGAAACTGTTACTCCTGGAGATATTGAAAATGCCATTTTTGTCTCCTTAAATTATTTTTCTATTTATTTGTTCAATCAATCATTTAATCATATTGATATTTATGAATACGAGTGTTTAGAGATTTTTATGAAAGTCTTTTATATAACTATCATAAGTGGGTCCGCCATCTGCAAGTTCCCACAAATCTCCACCCATTAATTCAAAAGGACTTTCAAGACCAGTTTCTATAATTGGTGCAGGTAAAACATCTTCATCATGTTGATTCATATTTTCTAATTGAAGTTGTTTTCTAATATCATGGTTCACAATTTCTCTAAAATATTTTTGTGTAGTTGCCCATGCAAAAATAACTAGTGCCATTGCAAGGTCATCATTTGCACCTTCTTCTGCTGCAAAAGATGTTTTATTTGCAACAAATGTTGTTAACTCCGAAATTGTATCAAAATCTTGTATCACTAATTTGTTGCCTTCAATTAAAGTTTTTAGATTAGAACATCCGATTCTCTTAACGGCAGGTGACATTTTGAGACCCATTTGTACACCTCTGCCAAAACCAGAAGAAAGTTGTTGTGGTTTTTTGTTTCCGGTAAATACTTTTAAAAGGTTTTCGTATTCTAAATCTTGATGTATAACATCTGCCACTTGTGGGTTGTTATTTATTTCTACCAAAATATATGCATCGTTATAATACTTTGCCGCATTATAAATGACTGTTGGAAATAATATTGGTGAAATCGCAGCATTTTTATAAACTGCAACTTGTTTGTATGGTGTTGTCGATATATCAATCACGCAAAATACAGATGAGTCCATATTTCTGCCTTCAGACACATCCACAATAATTGCGTATAGATGGTCTTTTTCCTTATCATCATCACCTTTAATTGGGTGTTCATATATTAAAATATTATCATGTTGTGCAATTGGTTGTTGATATACCAATTGTTGCAGTTTTGTTCCAGTTATTAATGTGTTTGTGGAGCCCAGAAACTCGACTTCAAACTCCTGCCTAAACTGATGTTCTGATGTATTTTTTATTGTTTCTTCTTTCCATTTTTCATCTCTTCCTGGTACCATAGACCAGTGAATTTCAAATGGAATATAATTGTTTCTCTTGTTAACGGCATCTGTCCATATCTTATAGAACAGATTCATACCGTTAGGAGTGGAAACAATAATGATTTTTGTTTTTGTACCAGCAGTAATAACAGGGTAAACAGACGTAAAAAACTCATTGGCGATATTACCTGGCACGAATGCAAACTCATCTAGAAACACGATATTAAACGATCCTGACCGTGCCGCAGACGAGGAGGTCGACGATGCAACGATCTTTGACCCGTTCTCCAGTTCGACATAACTTTTGTTCCAGGTGATGACACCTTGTTGTAACCATTGCGGTAAGTTTTCGTATGCGAGTTGATACTTACCTAAAATATCTCTTGCCGTTTGTCCTCGATTGGCGAGAATTGCAATGTTTTGTGAGTCTTGAAACAGAGATGCCCATAGTAGATATGCAACTGTTGTGGTAGTTTTACCAACCTGACGAGGGCATTTCGTAATAACAAATCTATTTTCATGAAAGATTTTGACCATTTCTTCCTGAAAATCATACAATTTAAATGGTACTAAACCATCATCTAGTGTGATAATTTTTATATACTTTGCAAAATAAATTGGATCTTTAGCACACTTTATATACTCTTGTACCTGTTCTTCCGTGTACTGTATATCAACGCCAACTCTTTTGAGTAACGGATTGTCACGATAGTTGTCTTTCATTATTGCCTTTTAACAATTTACTTAATTCTGCTGTAGAACCTACGAATATAGCTTTATCAATATTAGTATTGTTTGTTTCTTTTTTATTATTCATATCTCGCATTTGTTTTTGCATTGCCAACAATTCTTTATTTGCATCAACAACATTCTTTAGTATACCACCAAATACTTCGAACGCACGAGGATGCTGAGATTGTTTTGCAATCTCTAGAATTTCTTCCATTGCTTCTTTACCTTGATCTATAATATCTTGTAGATTTTCTTTTGATTGTTGATATGCATCATTTAAATCTTCATCGATATTTGCAGGTACAATATCTTTACTGGAAGAAACTTCAGCTACGGCGTAACTTTTTTTTTTCATCAATAGGTTTCACATCAAAGATGTCTTCCATGTTTTTTGTAAAAGTGTTCATATTTATATCATTTTTAATGTTATCGGTTTACCACTTAATTGATCCAGAGCCGCTGGTAAACGTATATACGCGGTATCCGGTTCTGGCTGTGGTGCTTACGGTGTATGTTCCAGTAACAGTAACGGCTGCGTCATAAGTGCTGGGATAGGCAATGATTAATACGCCATTTTGGCCAGGACTGGGCGGTGATGCTCCCGGATTTGGTGTTGATCCGAAACCACCGCTACCAGGGGTTCCGGCACCAGAATAAGCATAAGTTACTGATGACCCAGAAATAGAGCTTGCGTAATTATTTCCAGTGCCCGCATTTTGACCATTCAATACGGTTGTCGCGCCAGTTCCTGAACTTGCTAATCCAGCGCTGCTGCCACCACCACCTCCAGCGGTATAGGTGCTAAAAGTAGAGCTAGTTGCGGTTGTTGCGCCGGTTACGCCAATACTACTAGAATAAGTAGTGCCAATGGTAATAGAGAAAGCCGTATTGTAAACAATGCCACCACCGCCGCCGGGCTGGCCAAATGACCCGCTAAACCCTTGGCCGTACCCCCCGCCACCAACTAATAAAACTTCAATAGATGGCGGCGGATTAGCGGCTACGGCTATAGGTGATACTGGAACATTATTACTAACAGCCATGGCCATTATTGCACTCATTATGCAACTCCTGTACCATTAATAAACCATGTGTTTGCTGCGACTTGAATAAGTGTGGCCATACCATATGTTGTCACGTTGCGTGATGCTGACGTTGTGTTGCCAGCAAGATACATTGTAACGCCAGTGTTTGGTGTAACAGTTACGTTCGCACTTGATGTTGTTCTTGATACAACCATAATTGTTGTACCGTTTGCAAACGATGCATTCGATGACCAAGGAATATATAAATTTACGTTTGCTGATTGGGTATAATATAAATGTTTACCTGCATCAGAATTAACTAAAGTATAATTTGTAGTTTGTGCATTTTGTGGAACGGTTTGTGATGCAGCATTTATATTTGTATTTGCTGTGTTTAGAGCACCTTGAAGATATGCAGTATTTGAATTAGCAGTATTTAAACCACCTTGCAAATAAATGGTATTTGAAGACGCAGTATTTGCTTGATTAAATGCTGATTGTGCTAAAACATTGGCAGAGTTTGCTTTATCGAAAGCAAATTGTCCCGAGCCTGGAGTATTTGCTTTATCAAATGCAGCTTGTGCTAGAACATTCGCAGAGTTTGCTTTATCGAATGAAGATTGCACCAGAATAAGTGTTGAATTTCCTTGGTCAAACGATGCTTGCGCTATAATATTGCTCGTATTTGCTTTATTAAAAACAATATTTACAGTATTGGCGGAAACACCAACAGAATGACCACCTCGGGTAACACCATCGTGAACCGTGAGAATATTATTTGTTGTATCAATTATCAGTTCTCCTGCCGCACCTGTTATACCTGCAACAGTTGATTGTGAATACCGTTTAAATTGCAATGTTCTAGACATTTTAACTATCCTCTATTTAAATCTGTGATACGTTCTTGTAATGAATTTAAATCATCTACGCCAACCTGTACTAATGCATCACCGGCAAAGTTTGCAGGTATATTTAACCCCTCTACAATATTTGGGAATTCCATCGTTGTCGTTGTGTATGCATATGTATTTCCAACATTTGCGTCAGTAGGTGTTG